CGGCTCCTCGAAGCAGCGGCACCCGGGATCATCCGACGGCGGATGCATCACCCCCATGATCGCGTAGGGCTGGCTCCACGGGATCGGCGCGGCACGACCCTGAGCGCTGTGCGTCGGCCGGACGTTCTGGTCGCCCTGCGTCACCCACCGCTTGCGCATTGTGGCCGGCAGCTTCCCGGCGTCGATCTGCGCCTGCCAGGCATCCCGACGCGCGCCGTTGATCGCCTCGGCGATGGCTCGGTCCGCGGCGCTTCGAGCGCGGATCCGGATCGCCGCCGCCGTCTGTCGCGCCACCCCCTCGGCGATGGCTCGCTTGGTCAGCCCCGCGGCGCGGGCACGCTCGGCCCACTGCGCGATGCGCGCCGCCTGCTTGGCCGTGGCGCCGAGGGTGGCGCGGGCCGTCGTGGCCGGCGCTACGCTCACCCCCGCGCGGACCAGGGCCTCGGCGAAGGCGGCGGCAGTGTCTCCGCTCAGCGACTCGGCGAACGCCTTGGCCGCGAGCGGTGCCTGTGCGTCGGCGTAGGCGGTGACGGTCGCCCTGGCGACCGGCAGTCGCACCGCCCTGACCGCGGCGGCGTAGGCGCGGTAGAGCGCGGGGCGCAGCCGTCGGGCGGTGTCGCGTCGGAGGGAAACGAAGACACCCTGCCACGCGGGGTCGCTGGGATCGGTGATGCCGCGGCGGCGGAGGGCACTCAGGTGCCTGACGACCAGGGCGCGGATGGAGCGCTCGGCACGGTCGGCGCGGTCGAGCGGAGAGGACACGGCGCCGCTAGGTGCCTTGCTGGAACCGCATCGGCAGCGCCTCGATACGCCCGTCCTGGTCTTCCGCCGGCGCCGGCTTCTTCTCGGGCAGGTCCGGCAACCCGCTCTCGGCGTCGATCCTCTTGACCTCGGCAGCGGCGTCGAAGTCGTCAGGGAGGACACCATACCGCCTCATCCCCTCCCACAGGGTCTCGCGGCTGATGTCTCCCACCTCACGCGCCTTGAGCAGCGCGTCCAACTCCGAAGAGTCCCCGACCTCGAGCCCGAAGTCCTCGTTGACCTGAACCGACCCGCCACCCTCCGCGATACCCGCCAACATCGCCATGTCTTCGAAGACGCCCTCCAGCGTATCGCCAAAGGCTCGCCCAGCCTGAAGGAGTCTCGACGTTGCACGCGCCTCGTTGATCGCCTTCGCCGTGGCCGTCGGATCCCCGGGCCTGTGGAGCAGGGGCTCGAGGCCGAGGATCGACAGATGCTCCACGATCTTGTCGAGGTCACGCTCGCCGGCTGTGATTCCCCCGGTCCCGTACTCCAGCCACCCGATGCTTCCTTCCTTGTTCGGGTTGAATAGCACCTCTCCGTGGCCGAATCCGGTGGTCTTGAACTCCTCCTGGGTCGCACCGATCACCGCGAGAGCGGCGACCCTGGCGAAGTGCAGTCCGGCGCGCTGGTCGCTAGCAGACTGCCAGTGTTCTAGGTTCTTCTCGGCCTGCGCCTGCATCCAAGGTAGGCCGGTGAAGAACCCGGACCGCCGGGCGTAGAACGGCCGGAGAGCGATGCGCGTTGCGTTGGCGACCACCCCCTGTGATTCGACCGACCAGGACCCTGCCTTGCCTTCTCCCTGGCGGTGGATATTGAACCGAATTCCTGAGCTGTCCGCGTAGTAGACCCGGACGCGGCGGACGACCTGCTCTCCCCAAGTCCCCTCGGCCTCCTCGGTATCCTCGAGAATGCGGACCATTGTCAGCACTTCGTTCCCGCCGACTCGCGTGGTGCGCCAGCCGAGTATGTCCTCTGCCGGGATGTAGGTGCAGTAGGGACGGATGCCGAACTTCTTCTCCTCGGCCTTGTTCTTCTTCGCCTCGGTATCGGGACCGTCGGTCAGGATAAACCCGATGCCGGGGTCGAGGCCGCCGGCAAAGGCGTCCATGGAGAACACGTCTCCGTGCTGGCCTCCAAGATCGATGTTCTCCCACCATCCCCGGATCTGATCAGGGACATCCTCGCCAAGGACGATCGGCTTCGAGAAGAGCCGCCCGGTGTGCCCGGTCACCGCCTGGTCGTAAGCACCGAACAGAAAGCTGGAGTCTCGGCGAGCCCGCCAGCTCTCCAGATCTTCTCTCGGCCAACGCGGCAGGTAGGTGACCCCGGCATCGCGCATCCCGGGAGTCCCTTTGCGCAGGGTGCGGGGAAGATGGGCGTGGTCGTAGTTTGCCTGTGCCGCGGCGGTGCGGGCGTCGACGCTCAGGTCAGCCATGATTTCCAGATCCTACCATCTGAGGGTGCTGCTGGTGATCTCGGAACGAACAGCGCCCTGGCACCGATACCTCGACATGTCGCCCATGTGATCCTCGGCGTCCGTATCGACGTCATCCGGCTTCCGCCCGTCTCGCGGCAACGTCGGCACTGTGCGGAGGAACTGCGAGCACGACTCGAACACGAACAGCCCAGGCGACTCCATGGGGCTTGCCAGGCTCGCCTTGAGCCGCCCGCGCATCAGCTCCCAGCCGTTGATTCTCGAGCCCGGTCCGGCGTCGGCGCGAGTCCACTTGACACCGCATGTCTCCATCTCGGCAGCGATCGAGCGGCCGTCCTGTACGGCGTAGATCGACGGGTCGGCGGGTCCGTGCTCCACCCGCCGGCCGGACAGTAGTGGGCTCACTCGCTCGGTCTCGACGATCTTCCTGGCTACGTCGGTCGCGAGCTCGCGGGTGCCCTGATTCGGCTCGCCCGTCCACCCGTAGCGCTCGGCGATCAGGAACAGCGTGCCGCGCGGGTAGACCTGCTTCGATCCATCGGCGAGGGTCGCCTCCGTGCCGTCGCTCTCGGCCCACCAGCCGACGGCGTAAGGCTTGCTCGACCCCCAGTCGAAGGCGCGGTCGAGGCGCCAGCCCGGCGGGATCGCGAACGGCGCCACGACGTGCCGGGTGCGCTGCCAGACGTCGTCGAACATCCCGCCCGCCACAACATCCCAGTCTTCCTTGAGCCACGCCCGGAGCTGGCCGTCGCTCTGAGCCGACGCGGCGATGCGCGACTGATAGTCGGGGTCGGCGTCGAGCAACGGACGGTTGTCCGCCAGCATCACGCGGATGCGCCTGGTAGGGAGGGGCTTGATTTCGATGCCCAACTTCTCGGCAAGGTCGCCCTTCGGCGGGCGGTCCTCCCACTGGCTCCCGGTGTCGGGGTCGATGAAGCGGATCTTTACGGCGTTGTGGCCGGCGCCCCAGGGGTTGGCCGATCCGCGGATGCGCCGCGGGATGCCGGGTCGCGCCGAGCGGCAGATCGACTTGACGAGGTCGAAGCATTGGAGATCGGGCCACGTCGTCAGCTCATCGAAGCCAAGCCACGGCACCTGCCAGCCGTGATAGTTCCAGTAGTCGTCCGGACGCTCGATGTAGCGCAGTAGCAGCTCTTCCCCGCCCGGCCATGTCCAGGTGTGGGTGCTGCGGTTGTAGCGCGCCGCAGGGAAGGCCCGGTGGTAGAGCGCCTGGCTCTTGACGATCGCATCGTCGAGCTGCGGGTAGCTCTGCCGGAAAAGGATGCCGCGCCAGTCGGCGCCCCACCCCTTGCCGATGTCGCGGGCGAAGTCCGCTAGCAGTAGCGTCGTCTTCCCGCCGCCTCGGTCGCCGGTGGCGATCACCTGCAAGGTGTCGCTGGCGAAAAACTGGTCTTGCCCGTTGGCGTTCGGCGTCCAGGCGGAGGCGAGGGCACCACGTCCACCGCGCGCCGCCGGCAAGCCGCGCCGGCGCGCCTCGAGTTCCGCCGCGGCGACCACGGCGGCCGGGTACTCGGCGCGGCGGCTCGTTGCGGTTCGCACCTCAGTTGACCGGCTTGGCCTCGTCTACCGCATGACCGGAGAGGATACCGGAAAGCTGCTCGTCACTCAGATCCGCCACCTGCTCCGGGGTCAGCGTCACCAGCTCGTGACGATCGCGCCAGCGTGCCGGTTGGCGGTTCTTCAGCCAGAAGATGCAGGCCGTCGTGTCCGGCGGGTAGTGCTTGACGGTCCTGACGGTCGTCACTTCGCCCGATGCGTTGCAGAAGATCTTGTCTTCCTCGTGCTCGTAGCCGCGAGCGCGCTGGTAGAGGGAGTCAGCTACTTTTGCGTCGGCCTCGTCCTTGCCGATCTTTAGGGACTCAAAAAAGGACGGGTGTGCTTTTTTCCAGTTGTTGACCGTCTGTTCAGTCACCCCAAGAGCATCTGCGATCTGCGCGTCGGTCGCGCCGAGCAGGGCCATGCCGAAGGCGATTCGGTCGTGATCCTCGCCCTGGTACTTGGTGGGGCGGCCAATCCCTTTTGGTCCGCGCTTACCCATCAGGGGTCCTCGCCGGCGAGCCGGTCGAGGGCGCGGTACATCGCCAGGCGCAGCCGGTAGATTCGCGTCGACCACCACGTCCGCCAGCGGTAGCGCCACAGGCCGCGCACCTTCCTGACCCTGTGCCAGCCGTCGAGGTGGGCATCGCGGGTGCCGTCAAGCCGGGTCGCCCCGGTGATCATAAGTGTGTCGCCCTTGCGCCACTCGAAGGCTTCGCCGTTGGTGGTCGTGATCGTGTCGGCCATGACGGGTTGATGGTACAGCAGGCGCTCAGGGCGGCCGAGGGTGAACGCATTTGAGGCGCGCCGGGGTCGGCGAGCGGGAGGTCGGGGAGCTGCTGCTGCTGACCCGGGAGGGTGATCGGATCTGACCCCCTGAGCGAAGAGTCGCGCGCGCGTTGGTGCTGATAGGTACCCATCTCTCTACACCCCCCACCCAGAAGAGGATCCCAGATAGGTAGATCTTGAGACGCGGGCGGGCGCGCGTTGCAGGGGTCGTGCCTAGCGGCGCCTGAATCCCACGATCTCGCACTTGGCCTCGTGGTTGAGGTAGCCGACCCGCGAGCCGTCGAGGTGGAGGTCGAAGTCGCGCTGCTCGCCCGGCGGCAGGCCTTCGCTGACCACCGCGTACGTGATTCCCGCGTCCAGCTCCCGCTTCGTCTCCCAGTCCAAGAGCGCACACCGCACCTTGACGAACACGATCGAGTGCTCGCCGTTGTTGCGGACCGTGCCACTGATCCGGCGGT